AACCTCAACCCCGCCAGTTATTTCATTTTTAGTAACTTTTATTGGTGTTGATTGAATGCTATTTTTTAGGGCGCCAGTATCAACGGCAACATTGTTTGTCGCTTCGCTTTCAATAGCCAGCATTGAATCCTCTATTTCCGCTCGGACATAGTCAGAAACCTGGCTTTCTAAGTTTTTTAAATACTTATAAAAGGCATTTAGGCTTTGCTGGTTAAATTCAATACTTAGCATTTAGTCCCTTTCTATTGCAATAAATTTAATAATTCTATCGTATTCTAAAACGTCAATTATTTCGCTAATTACTAACGTTCTGCCAGCGTAATTAATATTCATTGACTTTGTAATTGTAACCAGCGGATTGTCCCTAATTATTACCTCCCATTGGTTTTTAATTACCATTTGATCCTCGCTATTTTGACGCTGACCGCTTAGGTTTGTGACCTTTGCCCAACAAGTATAACTAAGTGTTTGCTGAGAATAAAAACCTCCGTAGCCATCCCCAAAAAGGCTTGGATTGTAAAACGAAATGCGCTCTCGCAAATCGCCAGCTTTAATTTCCTTATTTGTCCTCACGCGCCAAACCAATTATAAGTCTTATAAGGCATTAAGATTGCCTTAACTCCTAAAGGCGATGGAATGGCCTGTAAATCGCTAAAGTCTTCGCGTCTTTCGTACAAGGTGTTTACCATCATTTTAACTGCCAATTTAATATCGTCAGGAACCGTTGTAAATCCAGCCACATAAATCATTTTAAATTTATAAGATTGTGCGCCTCCTATAATGTTAATCTTTGGAAATAGTCCAACGTTTAATTGATAATTTAAAGCCGTCTCAGCATTGTTTTGGTCAAGTGTTACGACCTTAGTAACATCGCCAGCCGCAATTAATGGACCATAAGGAATTTGCCATTGGTAAGGGAATCCAAACGATTCAATTGTAACTGTTTTGCGAATAATTGCTTTGCCCATGTACGACTCACAATGTAAACGCGCAACTTTTATAAGGCTAGTTATTAGGGTATCCTCAGCGGCTCCGTCAATTCTTGCGTATTCTTTAGCCTCTGCCAATGTAATTGGTTCGGTAACTGGCGCAACGTCTGCAAACTGTATGGAATACCCTGTAAAAGACGAATTGCTTGGCGTATATAATAAATCACTCATTGTATTGTTTCTTTGCTTTGTCAACGATAAAATTAAAGAATCTTTCTAATTCTTGGTCTTGGTATTTAAGGCGTTCCTCAGCAAGGTTTCGCATTATGTTTTGATGAAAATCGTAAAGTATTTCGTCACTCATTAATTCCTCAATTTTTGCAGCCATGCCGTCAATGTCGTTGCGATCAAAGTAAAGGCCAGCGGCGCCAAGACATTCCTTTAATCCGTCTGTTGGGGTGCAAATAACTGGGAGTCGATTAATCGCCGCCTCCAAACCTACACGTCCATAGGATTCGTAAAATGAGGGTACAAGAACAATGTTGGTTTTGCCATAGATCAAATGCACGTCAGGCGTTTGTGCGACATACTTTAAATTTTTTAGTGTGTCGTCAATAATTTGCTCGCCGTAACTACCAAGCACGCCCAAAAATTTGCGCTTTGGCAATCGCTTTGCCAGTTCAATTAATATTTGGCCGCCCTTATTTTCGTTGCAATTAATTAGCGTAATGTATTGCCCATGCTTGCGGTTATATTTTACGTCTTCGGGAAAAATGGGAGGCTTGCAAACAATCGACGCATTTGGGTAAGGCCCGTTTTGTACATTCTTTTCGTTTGCCTTGTTGTTATAAACAACGTGAATGTTTTGCGCTTTAAATCTGACGTTTCTATAATCGGAATCGTTGTGACTTAAAAAAATCAATTGCTTTTTAAATTGTCTTGACCAATTAATTGCAACGCCTGTATTATCTAAATGCGTAAATATTACGCTTGCATTTTGTAAGGCTAAAAAAAAGTCGTTTGAATAATAGCCAGTAATAAACTTGATAAAACTAAACTTTTCGCCGTCGGGATAAATTTGGCCCTCGGGTAAAATCACCTCAATATTACAGCCTTTTTGGTGGAAATATTTGGCGTAATGCTGAACGGTCCACTCGGCGCCCGAGTTATGAGTTCCAGCCCAAGCGTGTACAAAAAAAACGATATTCATGTTTTTTATTTTTGATTTGTTGAAAGGTATTGATTTTTAAATAAATAAAAAAAAGCCCCGACGATTTGTCGGGGCCTTAATCAAACTAAACACCTATTTACTTATACTGCGGAACCGTTAGCCAAAGCGGCTGCAAATGTTCCGTAAACGATTGACTGAGTAGTATAAACTGCCAAAGCAATTCTTTCCTCAACGCGTACGGTTACGAAGTTTTTGGTTACGTTGTCCGCGTCTTGCTCGAAAAACTCAAGAGTTATGCCCTGACGAACGAACAATTGGGAACCAAGTGCAAAGTCACCAACAAAGAAGTCACCAGCAACAACGCCATTGATTGCGTAAACTGGAACGCCCAAGATAAACATTTGACCAGCTGACATTGTAACGTAAGAAGGGATAATGTAACCACCAGTGCTTTCCTTAACAGACACCAACTGCAAATAGTCAGATGGGTTAATCATGATTGCATTAGGAGAGTACTCGTTTTTAGTTGTTTGAACAACCGCAGCAGCCAAAACGTCAAATCTGTTAATTAGAGTACCAAATTTAACAGTAGTCCAAGCAGAGCCGTCAGTTGCAAAACCGTTCAAGTTTTGACCAGTTCCGCTTCCGTAAAGAAGTTGGGTATCTTCTACGTTCAACAATTTGCTTGGCGCACGGCTAGAAAGGTAAGCAATCAAACCTGGGGTATCGTCCAACATTTCTTTAGTCAATCGCATGAAAGTTGGGATTGTTCTAATAGAACGATCAACAGCAGTCAAATCGAAATCAGATTGAGGTTTAGCAGAACCCTGCGCAGTTGGTGCAGCAGCGTTGTCGTAAGCAGACTCGCGAACGAAACGGATAAGGTTGCTAGAGGTTTGTCCAACTGGCAACAATTGACGAACGTTAACCTTTCTGTTTGGAGTAAACTTTAAATCAGGAACTCTTTCCGCTGGGATAACTTCGCCAGTATAAGAGTTACCAATTGTCATGTCGCCACCTTTCAATTCAAGGTCCAACTTTACTTTATTAGCGTTTCCGCTTTTGTAGTTTCCGAATGCCTCAGAAGAAAACGCTTTTTCCAATTCGCTAGAAAAAGAGTAACCTTTTGCAGCCTTAGAAAAACTAGCCTGAGTGCGTGCGTCTACGCCGTCCAACTGAGCCTGTAGGGCGTCAGCCTTTTCGTTTAATTTTGCGGTTTCAGCGCTTAGAGATTTTCTAAACTCTTCGCCCGCTTCTTTCATTGACTTTACGTCGGAAATCAAAGCCTCGTTTGATTCCAATTTAGCCAATACAGAGTCCAATTGTGATTTAATTGCGTCCATTTTGTTTTAAATAAATTTTTTAAGTTTTTGATAGTATTCAAATTCCAAAGCCATTGCTATTGTCGGGTCCTTTTCGCTCTTAAATTGTGTTTCCACGGATTCTACAATTTGGACTGACTCCAACGCCTTTAGGTGATTTTCAATTTGTTTTAATCCTATTTCCAACTGAATCATTGACTCGTCGGTAAGGTCTCCATTTCGCAAAATGTTGCAAAACTTTGCAATCATTTCCTCGCTTTTTGGCTTGTCCCATGATTTCATTGACTCAATCGGCGTATTTGGATTGGCTCCCCATGTAACTGTTGAACCCTCCCAAAGTTTTATTTCTCTAATTTCTCGGTAACCAGCCTTATTGTCGGCCTTAATAATTTCAAAACCAACTGAATGCTCGTTAAAAACGCCCTCTGCATAAAGTTTAATTACATCTTTGCCGTAACTGGTCTCGGTAATCTTAGAGGTAAAGCGCAATCCTTTTGCGTCTTCCATTAATTCCGTAGGCTTACCCAATGGCATCAAAGGGTTATGTTGCAAAAGGTGCATGATTCTGTTACGGCCCATTGGTCCATTTTCTGCAACAGTCTTTTTGTAAGCGCCCGAAACGATAACGTCGCCGTCAGAATCTATGTTATTAAATGCAGAAAAATAACCAGTCACGATGCCTTTAACATCGTCAACGTCTTCGATTATTCCCTGGCTTATATTTTTGTAAATCATTGCGTCTTTTTTTGTAAAAATAAAAGGCTATAAAAAAAAAGCAAACCAATAAATTATTGATTAATGAAATGCATTGCTTTGGCTTCGCTTTCTTCGAAAAGGCTTGTATAATTTTTATAACCTCCCTCAATATCGCTTTCGCTTGGGCGCTGAAATGAAAGGAACGGCACGCAAATATAACTGTTGCCCCGTGGATGGACTTTTGTCCTAAAATATTCGTCAATTGGCACGTCCAAATCCAATTCTGCCATTTCCTTTGCAAAGCGATGCGAGTAAAGTATTGCGTGGGTAGTCCAAGCGCCGTACGTCCTAACCAGTCGCTTGTTTATTCTGTCAATTCTTGGGTCTTTTATATTGGCCCCAAGCATTAACATTTCCCAGTCGGCTGGCAATTCATTGATTGCGTCTTGTAAATTTGTGGCCCAACCCCTAAA